GTTTAGAAAACGCACTACGAGCAGGAAAAGCCGATGTTAATTATGCAATAGATCAAGTACATAAGATTAAAAATTTAGTAAAAACGGCAGAAGAACGAGTAAATTTAGAACATGAAGGATAAAATACTTCCGATATTAATATCGATATCAGCACTAGCCGTATCAGGATCCGCAGCCTTTTATTCCGTCTTTGGATTGAGTAAACTGTTTGCAGGTGCCAGTAATGAAGTGATTATTATGGCTGGTTCATTGGAATTTGCCAAGTTGGTTGTTGCTTCATTATTATATCAATATTGGGATACTATAAACAAATTATTACGGGCATACCTAACTATAGCCTGCCTTGTTCTTATGATTATAACTAGTGGCGGAATATATGGATTCTTATCAGGAGCATATCAATCAACTGCGACTCAATCTGAATTGCTTGACAAGTCACTTATAATGTTACAACAGCGACAAATTAGATTTGAAGAGTCAAAAACTGATCTTAAATATGAAAAAGAAGGATTGTCAAAATCAATCTCAGACCTAAGAATATCTCTTTCAAACCCAGCGCAGGTTCAATATATAGATAAGGAAACTCAACTACTAATTACAACAACTTCATCATCTAGTAGAAGGGCGTTACAAAATGAATTAGCTAGAACTTTAAAGGATAGGAATAGTATAAACATAAAATTAGAGGCAATAACTGATTCTATCACTAATACTGATATAGCCATATTAAACAAAGAAATAGACAACGAAGACCAACGAGAATTAGGTCCTCTTAAATATTTGGCAGAAACGACTGGACAAGATATGAACAAGGTTGTAAATTGGTTCCTATTGTTGATTATATTTGTTTTTGATCCATTGGCGATAGCACTAGTTGTTGCAGCTAACATGGCCTTTGGTTTAATAGAACCTAAAATTAAAATGTCTGTACCGGATGGATTAAAATTCAATACTCCATACCCAATAGCTGAAAAACCGAAAAAGGTTGTGATAGAAAAACAAGACCTTGTAGTCGATGATTTAGAAGATTTACATGATATTGGACGGGTACAACACGGAGACCCATTCTCCAATGCAGCCAAGTCATATAGTCCAATATGGGAAGGCGAACAACTATCACCTGAAGCTGCCGCTATAATATTTAATAATAAATATCATGAAATAGGCAACATTGCAGTTAGCAAATCTATTGTAGACAATAAGCTTAATGTCGGTGATATATATGGCGAAAACATAGGAATAAAAAGAGGAATATAAATGGAAAATACGGAAGAATACTTGGTAGAATACGTAAAAGGAACGGCTTGGAACGAAAACAAAAATTCGATGTATCGTAAAATGGAATGTCGTGTTTGTGGACAAATGACCAAGTGTGGCAACGACGCAACAGCTGTAACATGCTATGAATGTGTAGGTGAAAGTTTAAATGCCCAGTTTGGTGGACCAGAACTACAAGGAAAAACCTCAACTGGCCGACCTAGAGGATGGAAATGGATGTCAGTGTTTGTCGATATGGATGGAACAGTATATCACAATGGAGAAGAACAAGCAGAATTAAAAGGAACTCTTAAACCTAGCGATATAAAGGACAAAGGAAATAGGCTAAACAAAAAAGAAAAGTCAAAAATAAAACAAGAAGCAGGAACTAGACTATTTAAACTTAAAAAAGAATATAACAGTCTAAGGTGGAAAAAAGATAAAAAAGTATTTGAGTAGCACATTAAGTACGAGTCTCGAATTCTAGCAGGCAAATTTCCTAGAAAATTTGATGCCCAAGAGTATTACAAAAAAAAGTATTAGAATATTTTACCGCTTGAGATATTTTGTTTATATTATATTAAATAATTAGATAATATAGAGAACTTAAGTGCTAATAAACATGCAAAATAAGCTAACATATAGTAGGGGTGGATCTACTAAGGAAGCAAAGGTTATAGAATTTACACTACCAAAAGATATGACTTGTGACGAGTTTAAAATTATGTGTGTGCGAATGGCTCATGCTATAGGATAACATCAAAACTCAGTTACTGAAACCTTTGGTAAAATTAAAGACAAAAACCTACAACAAGATAAAAAACAATTAGAATTACTATTTGATTAATATGAGTATATACGAAGAAGAACACGAAATGCCAGGAAAAGAATCTACGAACATTGACGCAACAATTTTACAACAGCCAGAAAACAATTCAAGATGGGAAGAATCAGATAGAGGAGTTTGGGTACCAGAAAGTGTTGTTTATTTAGTGGGAGAAATTGGTGACTATACATTGTTTGATTTTATGACTAGGTTACGAACAGTCATTAGAGAACGAGATGAACAATATAGTAAAGAAGCTATTAATTTAATTATCAATTCACCTGGTGGCGATGTTTCTGAGATGTTTGGAATGATCGATTTTATGGATTTAATAGACACTAAAGTAAATACAATATGTAGAGGATCGGCACAATCAGCTGCAGCTATTATATTAGCATGTGGAACAGGCAAAAGAGCTGCTTCAAAACACTCTACAATAATGTTCCATCAAGGATCTACCTTTTCACAAGGAAAATTATCCGACGTTAGAGCAGGATTAGAATACTCAAAAGACATAGAAGCTAAAATATATAAATTATTAGCAGATAAAACAAAAAAAGATGCAAAATGGTGGGAAGATAAAATGAAATCAGATTTTTATATTTCAGCTGAAGAAGCCTTAAATTTAGGCGTAATAGACGTAATAGGATAATTATGAATTTAACAGAACAACAAATAGTAGAAAACTGGGAACAGTTAACAGGTAAAATATCAACAACCTTTTCAGGAGATAGACTGGTACACTTAACCAATTTATATGACACTTTAAAGGATAGGATGATGTTTGCTCCAGCATCTGGAATAGAACATTTCCATAATTGTTTTATTGGTGGATATGTCGACCATGTACTAAGGGTAATGAAATGCTCTGCAACATTATATAAAACGTGGAAAGACATGGGAGCTGATATGAGTGGTTATACAATAGAAGAACTAGCGTTCTCTGCACTTAATCATGATTTAGGAAAAGTTGGAGATATAGAAAATGATTATTATGTACCAAATGCAAGTGAATGGCACAGAAAGAATCAAGGTAAGATCTATAATGTGAACCCAAACATACAGAATATGACAGTACCACACCGTAGTCTATGGTTACTACAAGAATTTAATGTAAAATATTCTCAAAATGAGATGATTGCAATAATGACACACGATGGATTATATGATGACGGGAACGCAGCATACCTTAAAACCTGGGATAAAGACAGGAAGCTCAGAAATCATATGCCACTATTATTACACCAAGCCGATCATATGGCATCTATGATAGAATTTGAAATATGGAATAGAGGAGGAGTTAATGCTTCAGCACCGTTGGTCAAGAATTCGGCACCTATATTTAAGAAAAAAGCACCCAAAATTTCTACTGCAAACGATAATGCACAAGACCTATTTAAAGACTTATTTGGAGACGCAAGTTGATAATTGCAATAGTCATATTATCACTATTGTCTATTTTTCTTATGTATTCTACGTATAATTTAGTAAGAAAGCTTGAAAATTACGAAGACTCTTTGGAAACATCAGATATATTAATAGCAGATGTAGCATCGGATATCAAACAAGTTTTAGCTGATATGCGAAAAATTGACCATAATGGAATATTTGAAGATGATGATGAAGTTGGCCAAACCTTTAAGCAAATATTAAAAACAATAGAACGTCTAGAGAGATTATAATGGAACCAAACATTGATTTATCACCGGTAGAAGCATTTTATTTAAACCTAAAAATACAACAAGATGAGGAAGAAAGAATAGCAATAGCCGCGGCAAACGGTAAAAGACGTGGAAGACCTAGAAAAAACAAAATGTATTTTACACCCATAACAGAGGCTGCAATTATTGCATATAATATAGAACCAAGTTATAAGTTAAGAAATAAAGTATTCAATGAACATATACATCGAGCGTTGGATAAACTATCTGAAAATATTATCCATACATTCAAGTTTTATTATTTTGATTATGGTGCAAGAGAAATAAAACAAGAAGTTGTTGCGTTTATGTTGGAAAAATTACCAAAATTTCAAGAAGGAAAAGGAAAAGCTTTTTCATACTTTAGTATTGTTGCAAAAAATTACCTAATACAAAA